TGCCGACGTGGTCGAACCGACACCGATGATGTAGTGAAGGATGACCGAGTTCGTCGATGCAGCGGCCGACGCAACCGTCCTACCCCACCTCACACCCGTGATGTAGAGCGTCTTACCTGGCAGCGTTGCCGTACCGGCAGGGTTCAGATACGAGAACACCGGGTAGTCGGCTGCGCTTGTCAGCGTCGAGATCGCAGGGCTGACCCAAATACCGCCGAGGCTGTTCGTCGCCGGGGCGCTGGTCGCCGTCCACGTACCCGCAGCCGAGGCGGTTGCGCTGGTCGGCCAGCCGGCCGGGGAAGCGCCGCGGGTCGTCGTCGGACCCGAAGCGGTGCCCGGCTGAATCTGGTAGGCGCCGCCACCCTGGCCGGTCATCTGATGACCCCACGGCTTTGAGGTCGCAGCCTCACCAAGCGATGCGGCAATGTAGCCGACCGACAACGAACGGGCAGCCGACGCCGTGCCCGAGTTGTAGACACGGGCAAACAGCGGATGATTCAGTGCCGAAGCAGGCGACGGAACCGTCGACGTGATGTGCAGCTGGGCGACCAGCGTGTCGTTGATCCAGAACTCGACGTCATCGTTGTGAACAGCGATGATGTAGTGGCTGACCTCGGTCGCGTCGTACGTGCCAGTACCGTCACGGGCCGGGATGTTCGTCGGCGTGATGTCGGCGGTCTGGATGTCGACCGAGTTGTTGACGATCACCGCACGCAACTGGCCGCCAGCCAGGCGACGGAAGAACACGCCATCGGTGGCCTGCGCCGTCACGCCTGACACGTAGCCGAAACCGAACTCGCTGATCGCGTTCGTGGCCGTCGGGTTGCCCTCACGACACCAGAACTCGCCATACGTCGTGAACGAACCGAACAGCGGAAACGTGCGATACGTGCGGATGTTCGAGCCTTGGCCGCTGGTGACCGACGAACCAGAGTTCAGCGTCAGGAAGCCAGACGCCTGGGCGCTGGTGGCCGTCGTGTCGTTCTGCTGGATGCGATCACGGGCAATGTTCGTACCCTCGAAAGCGAGGTTGAATAGGACTGTGTCCTGGCCGACACGCAGCCGGTAGTCCTGCGTCACCTCGAGCGGCTTCGTCGTCACCGAACCGAGCACGGTGCCGTCGTCGATCTGCGACACCATGAACGCACCACCGACCAGATCAGGGTCGGTCGGAAGGTTCACGTTCAGGTTGTAGTTCGCGTCGACGTTCGCCTTGCCAGCGGACGACGACCCAGAGTCAATGACTGCCACGAGAGCTCCTAGACGACTGAGTAAAGAACCTTGCGGCGGCCCACAACAGGGCCAGGAACCGCAATGGCTGTCAGAGTGAACGAACCGGAACCAGCGATCGCCGACAACGCCAAGCCGTCCCATTCGGCATCGTTACCGACACGGCCCGTCGCAGGCTCCGACGAGCCATTGACCACGATGTTCGACGACGCAGTGACGTCACCATCAACAATCGTGAACAGCGCCGAGTACTGCGGGGTCGTTCCGAAGTCGACCTCGACCTCGGTCCACGCACGTGCGGTCAGGTAGGCGACGATCTCATTGACCGCCGCGGCCAACGCGTTGTGATGATCGGGGTGCTCGGTGTCCGACGTCGGCGCACCGGGCGCCTTGTTGTCGGCGATGGTGGCGGGAGGCCAGGCCATCAGATCGTCCGCTTCTTCGCCCCGGTGATCTTCCCGGAGCTGTCACGCTCGAACTCGACCGACTCCACCAGCGGCTTCGCAGGCGGCGGAACGTTCACCGTCACCTCGGACGGCGGCACATTCACCGTCACCTCAGCGGGCGGGACGTTCACCGTGACCGGCGTCGGCTCCACGTTCACCGTCACCTGCGCCGGCGGCACGTTCACCACTGGCGCCGGAATGATGATCGGCTCTTGCCGCATCTCCACCTGCAACGAATCGGGTAGATGGATGTGGGTGTCGGACGTGCGGGTGGTGGCTGTCATGGCACGCAACTCCGCTTCGAGCACAGCGAACCGCTGATCGTCGGACGACGAATCAAGCGAATCGTCGGGCGTGTCGGGCGTGTCGGGCACATCAAGCGGCGGCAGTTCTTCCCAGTCGCGAGGCTCGTTCACCTCGAGGAAGCCGGCGCTAATGCCGATCGCGTACGACTCATAACGAGTCTTCAGATCGCCACGCAGCAAGGCGTTGAGGTTGAACTTCACGTATCGCGGTTGTGCCATCAGATCCGACAGCGCCTTCTCGATACGCACAATCCACGGCAGCAACGTCACCCGGACAAAGCGCGTGTTCCGCTGCTCCAAGTTCGCATAGGTCAGCGACTGACCTTGCACGCCGATGCCGAGCTCGGTCGGGTCGACCATGAACATCTGGCCGGCGATCTCGGCGGCCGTGAACTGGCGCGTCGCCAAGAACTGCGCCTGCTCATTCGTGACGCCCGTCGGCTTCCACGTGGCGCCCTCTTGCAGCACGCCAGGCAGGCCGCGGCCACCCTCGCGACGGCGACGCCGCCACGAATCGGCAATCGCCTTCATCGTCTCAGGCTGCGCACGACCAGGCATCTCGATGACGCCAGGCATGTTGCCCTCACCCTCAAAGAACTGGGCGCCGAACTTGACCGAGGCGAGGCCGAGGCCGATGGACTGGCGGGCGTACTCGATCGGCGACAAACCGACATCCGACCCGGGCATCATCAAGCCCTTGAGATGCAGGATCTCGCCCGTGTATGGCATACCGGCGATGATGTAGACCTTGCGACCACGATCACGCCTGACCAGCACCTTTGTCGGGTCCAGCGGCACCAGCTCGACGATGCGGCCCTCGGACCGCAGCACAGCAATGTACGCGTTGCCGTGCAGGAGCAACGACGTGAGCACCTGCGTGCACCACGACGTGAAGTCAAGGTCGACCGTCGGCTGCGACAGCCACAACGGCTTGGCGATCTCCTCTTTGGCGTCCTCGCCTGTGCGCCGGTACGCGTCGACAGGCAGCGTCGAAATGCTGTCCGTGATCAGCCGAACACAGCCGTACACCGTGAGCAACTGCATCGACGACTCGGCATCGACGCGCACATTGCCGGCGACCATGACAGCCTCGCCAGGCCAGGCGCCCCACGTCGTCGCCTGCTCGCGAACCTCGGCCCGCTTGAAGATCCCGGCGAGCATCAGGCTTCGCCCGCAAGACCGAGATACGTCACAGCGATGCCCGACCCGATCAACGCGCCGGCAACACCAGCAGCGACAACACAACCGGCAACAAACAGGGCCAGCCCGAGGAGCTGAAGCGCAGTGAACATTCAGCCCTCCCTCGAGGTCTAGTAATCGTCGAGCGACACGAACACGGAGTCGGAGTGGATCGCAGCGACAGGGACACGCACCGTTGACAGCGCCAACGTCACCGCAACCAACGGCGTGATGTCCACCGCCGACGCCGTCCGCGACCACAACCACACGTCACCCGATTGGCGCCTGTGCGCCCCGGTGAGCGCCGCAAGGAGCGACGGCTGACCCAGGTGGCGGAACTGGTCATTCAGGCAAGCGTCGACAAGTTGCCCGCAACCCGCCGCCAACTGCTTCGCCGGCACCACGTCGACCTCAACACCAGCCGCACGCAGCTCGGCAACGAACGCCTCGGCCGGTGAGCCGGCCTGCACCACGATCGGCGTCGACCAGCGTTGCGCCAACTCGACGCCACGGCCGATCACCCAGCCCGTACCAGGGCGACGGTCCACGACCTCGCCATGCAACAGACCATCAGGACGGAACCCGGCAGCACCGAACGACGCCCACTCACGCTCAGGCGACACCTCGAGCGCCACCGCCAAGCGGCCGACGATCTCAGAATCGACATCGGTCAACCGCTGCCAGAGATCCAACGGGATCGCAGCGCCGACGCCGTCCTCCTCATCAGGAATGCCGAGACGCTCACGAGCGAACGACTGCGTGTCAGCCGTCAGAAACTCGGCCTCGACGGTGTCCTGATCAATGCGGATGCCGAGCGCGGGGTTCGCCTTACGCCACGTCACCGGCGACGAGAAATCGTCCTTCGGATCGGCCGACCACTCCAAGTAAGCAAGCCTGCCGCGCTCGTTGTCGAGCGCACGCTTGCGAAGCTTTAGCAGTTGCGTCGACGTCACCATCGCCGCCGACGACGCATAGATCAGCTGAGCATTCGGCCGGGCAGACAGTGTATACAACAACGCCGACACCTGATCCGAACCGAGGCTGTACGCCTCGTCGAGAATCACGCAGTCGGCCGTCATGCCACGACCTGAGCCCTTGGACCGAGCCACGAACTTGAGCCGCTGACCGGAGCGGAGCTCGACCCCCTGCTCGCCGTTTGCGTAGCGAATGCTACGCACCTCGGCCTTCAGGTGCGGCGTGTCCTCGATGACACCGACACGCCGCAGGAACGACTCGTTCGCCGTCTTGAACTCGTGCGCCGACGAGATGACCAAATCTTCCTCGAGCAGATACAGGCCGGCGAGCTGGCGAACCAGAATGATCTCGCCCTTGCCGTTCTGTCTCGGCACCGTTGTCGCGTGCTCATACGCAGCCCACTTGCCGTCAGAACGGCGGGCCAACATCGTGTGGACCGCGTAGCGCTGCCAGTCGTCCAGATGGACGCCGGCCGAGTCAGCTAGCTTGCACGCGTCCTCGCCGTCGAGACTGGTTACGACGTCCACCGGCAGACACTGAATCCGCGGGGCGCGACTCTCTGACAAGGCGAAGTTCAGCAAGCGGATTCACCTCGGCCTCGCCGTTGGGCAGTTCGTCGAGCTCCTTCACCACCGCCGCGAGCTGCTTGGAGATCGGGGCGATGTACGCGTCGCCGGCCTCGAGCAGCCGCTCGTGCAGGCGGTCGCGAGCGGCGATCAGGTAGTCCCGGCGGTCGGCTGGCTGGTCTGACTGCATGACCATCCACCACCCTTCGTGGTCGAGACTAGAGAGACGCAGAGTGGGGCGGTCTCCGGTAGTGCCAAGCCCACTGAAAAACCGCAGGTCAGGGCATGTGCGTCGTCGTGGTTTGTACCAGTACAAACGGAACGCCGTCACGCTGGGTGACGGCGCAGAGCACGGTCACAACATGGTCATGCAGTGGACCGCATCACCATTCACGGGATCGGGGCTCACGCATCTGTTGCAACAGCACAGCACCAGCTCGGTAGTTGCACGTCGACGCCTCAGCCGCAAGCGGAGAGGTGGGGTCACCGTCACGCACGTGGCCGGCCGTCCATCGTGGCGGCTTGCCGTTCTTGTGCGGCTCGTGCTGGGCGAGCGTCAGCCCGCAACGCCAGCAAGGCGTGCGAGGATCGCTGTACGCATCAGCCTTCAGGCGGGCGGCTCGAGCCTTGTAGCTCCCGAGATACAGGGGCTTAGGCATCAGGCCGGATAGACAACGAAACCCGGACCTGGTCCGGGTACGTAAGGGATGTTACAGCCCGTTGTCAACGTTGTCAACCAGGTCAAGCAACTTCCTCCTGTTCCTTCAGCCAGCGATGCCGGCGCATGGAGCACGCATCGCAACGGCCTTGCCTGCCGGGCGAGGCGATGTTCTCGCAATCGGCCCGATACCACGGCTCGAGGTGTACCTCGGCGGGTGATGAGCAGCGCTGTGACTGCACGATGGCTGACGTGTCGATCTTGGGGTGCCACTCATCAGTGAGGGCGATACAGGCGCTCAGTGCCCGTCTGACGGCTGTGCGCTCTCCCAGTGCCACACCTTCACCTACCCTCGCCACAGAGGCAGCTAGGGCAGCGTACGAGGACGAGGCGCGCTGCCGGCGGGCAACGATGCCGCCAAGCTTGTCAGGTGAGCCTGTTGAGGCGCTGCCGCCACGATCAGGGGCGCCAGGGGTTGACGTCGGGTAGCCGTCAGGGCATTCGAGCGCCATCTCACGCAGCGCACGCGGTAGGGCGTGGG